TTATTTTTTAAAAGCAAAGAATTTACTAATAAAAAAGTTTAAAATAATAACAATAATTGTAATTGAGATTTTGCTAATTAATTCTTGAATTCCGAATAAATTAAACATTAGAAAAAATCCAAAAGATTCAACAACCATTGTGAATAATCTTCCTAACATAAATTTGCAAAATTCTATAAGTTTTTCTTTTATATTTTTGGCATTGGAATTAAAAACTAACTTTCTATTAGTAAAATATGCAAATAAAACAGCAATAAAAATAGCGATATTGTTAGAAAGATTTTCTTCAATATGTAATATAGAACTTAAAATGTAGAATGTCCCAACATTTACTATTGTAGTAAGAACTCCAAATATACCATAAAAAATTACTTCTTTTGTACAAAACTTTTTAAATAATAATTTTAATTTTTCCATTTTAATAACCTCATTTGTTAAAATAAAAAGATTAGAGAAATGTTCTAATCTTTTTTGGCAGGGGTACTAAGATTCGAACTCAGACTTGTGGTTTTGGAGACCATCGTGCTAACCGTTGACACTATACCCCTAAATAAATTACTATATTATATTAGCATAACTAAAAAGAATATGCAAGTAAAAATGAAAAAATCATTGTATATTTTTTAAAAATCGTATATAATAATAATGTATATGGGGGTGTAATTGGTTTCGACAGTACCCCAGAAATATTAATAGCGAGTAGTGGATTTCTCACTTGGCCACTTAAAAAATGTGAGGAAATAAAATAAACGCTGATAATAAAGAATTAGCATACGCTGCCTAAGTATAGCGACGTCTTAGAAAAAATGCCCACGTTTTTTCATAAGGCGACGAATTAGTGGGAAACGAAGCTATTTCTTGCTATGGAAGTAGTGGGTAAAATAATAGCTACTTAAAATATAAGTTTGTTTGTTAATTTGTATTTTAGGGAATTCTAATAACAAACTGCACTCGGAGAAGTTAATATGGAAAGGATATTGGACAGGAGTTCGACTCTCCTCACCTCCACCACTATTATCCCCTGAAATGTTTACATTATCAAAAACTATTTTAATGTCAATGTTTTCAGGAGTTATTATTATTTCTTTAACGTATTTTTGTACAATTTCTTTAACATCTTTTAAATTGTTAGATTCTAAATTTAACAAGTCACTGTTTATAATATTGTTAATATCAGTTTGCGTAATTTCTGATTTTTTAGATACATTTTTTATTAAAAATATAGAACGTTCAATGAGTTCTTTTTCTTCCTGCAAAGTTTTCATTTGTTCTTTCATCTCTGGATTATAAAATCCGTCCATTATTGCTTTGTTAATATTATTTATTTGTGTTTTTATGTTAGATAATTTTTCTTCTTCAATTTTTAAATCATTCTTGGTGTTACTGTGCAGTTTTTTGTATTCGATGTTTACTTTTTCTAACATATTTTTATTATTAATTAAATGATATAACTTTTCTTTTAGTGCGTCAACAACGCTATTTTCAATTTCTTGTTTTTTTATTGCTTTATTTTTACAAATACCTTTTTTATGCCCTGAGCATTCATAAATAGACCAATACTCATTTTTCTTTGCTCCTACATATTTTTCTCCACATAAGCCACATTTTACTAATCCACTTAACAAATAAACTTGCTGTGCTTTATAACTTCCACCCATATGCTTTCTTCCTTTCATTTTTTCCTGAACTTCAAAAAAAATATTTTTATTAATTATAGCAGGCATTCCACCTTCAATTTTTATCATATCTGGATCAGGTTGTCCTCGTTTTTTAGACCTATTTCCATATCCAAAAGTATAATTTCCAATATATTTTTCATTTTTCAATATGTCATGTATAGAATTTTTGCCAAACCTTTTTCCTTGTTTAGTTTTGAATCCTCTCAGATTTAATTCTGAGCAAATTTCTACATAAGAATGATTAGTTTTGTACATATCAAAAATTAATTTGATTATATTTGCTTCTTGTTCGTTTATGATATAATGTAAATCTTTATCTACAGAATATCCGAAGCGGTGGAGTGCCACCATTATGCTTACATTGAAGTGCGTTTTCTTTTAATCCTTTTTTTACTTCTCTTGCAAGATTAGCACTATAATATTCAGATAATCCTTCTAGCATAGATTCCATAATGATTGATTCGGGAGAATCGTCAAGTCTTTCTAGCACGGAAAATAACTTTTTGTTGTTATCTCTTAGAATTTTCTTATAAACTGCTGAATTATATCTGTTACGCGAGAATCTGTCTAATTTATGAACAACTACACCGTTCCAATTTTCTATTTTGCTATCTTCAATCATCTTTAAAAAATTAGGTCTTTTATCTGTTCTTGCAGATAATGCTTCATCTATATATTCTTTTACTATAGTATGTCCATTGATTTCCGCCCAACTATGTATAGCCCTTAACTGTGCTGTTATAGATTCTTCTCTTTGATTATCACTTGAATATCTTGCATAAGCTACTAGATACATTGTAATTCCTCCAATAAATTATTTTCTTTATAATAATTATAAGCTAGATTTAGTATATCTTCTGTTACTCCTAATTCGTCAGCAATTTCATATGTGTATTTCAATCCTTTTGAAATAGATTCTTTAATTTTACTAGGAGACACAAGAGTTTTAAAAGCCCATTTTTTAGCTCTAAATTCTTGCCTACTAATAAATGATACATCTGAACAAAGAGGGGAGTAGGTAGCGTCATAATAATAATGGCCGAAGCTCTTCGGCTAGCACACACTTCTCTCTAGTAGATGTATCGATTTTTTTATAATCTAATGCAATAGCATTAATGTTGTTTATATTAACGAAAATACCATTAGCGTCATCTAAATCATGACTATATATTTTAATATTCTCACGCTCTGCAATTTTCTCTAAATCAATTAATTCCATAATTACTCCGCATATTAATTATTTTTCTAAATCCTTGAAATTTGTAGTTGTACCTTGAGATCTAAAATTATTTTGCAAATATTCATCCCAACTTGCATTATTGTTTTTATTGTTGCTTGTACTATGCACATTATCATTTTTATAAATAGAACTTTTATAAGAAGAAACAGAAGATGTTATTAAACTACAAACAAAAAGTAAAAATGCTATTATATATTCAGTAGTTAAATTATTAGAAATGCATGAAGCCCCCATAAGCATGCTGTATAAAATTCCTAAGATTGTACATAGAGTTAATGTTATTTTAAATTGATGTTTGGGTAACATTAAATTCATGCCGTAAGAAAATACTATTACATTTATTCCATTTGCAAAAATAAAATTTGAAATAGTAGTCCAAAGAGAGCTAGGAGAGTTATATAATAGGTTAGAAATCCAAATTATTGCTCCGACAGTCAACATGAATAATATGCCGAAAGGTATTGCGAGAATATACCTTAACCAATTTGGGATATTCTTAAATGAATCTTTACTCATTTTTATTCTTCCTCCTTTTTATTATCTTTTAAAATTATTTTTAATAAATCTCTTATTTGTTCCTTCTGCTTTTCGGTAGGTGGATTATATTTATCCATGCTAAAACCTATTTTCGAAAGATTAAGAAGATCCTGCTCTTCTTCTTTTCCCATTAAATAATCTATACTGCAATTAAATATTTGAGATAATTTGTCTAGAATATCAACAGAAGGCATGTTTTTATCATTTTCATAGTTGGCAATATTGGAACGTGAAGTATTAATTTTATTTGCCAATTCCTCTTGCGTTAAACCACTATCTTGTCTAAGTTTTTTTAAAATAGTTCCAAAACTCATGAACATCGCTCCTTTCTAATAAAATTATAACATTACTTTGTTAGTTTTGCAAACATTCTACAAAAAAATATAAATTTTTTCAAAAAAAGTATTGACAGTTAAACGGACAATGTATATAATGTCAGTATAACAAACAGAAGAGAGGTGAAAAGATGAGAACTAAGCTTATCGAAATTAGGAAAAAGAAACGGATATACACAAGAGCAAATGGCTAGTAAATTAAATATAGCAAGAACAACTTACACAGGATATGAAAATGGAAATTTTTCTCCTTCTTTAGAGACGGCATTACGAATTAAGGAAATATTAAAGTATAAAAAAGATGATATTTTTTAATTTAAAATGACAGTAAAACAAACAAAAGGAGGTTGTAATATGTCAAAAGAAGAAATCGTGGGGAAATTAGGTGGAAGAACAATAACAATTACATGTTTAGGAATAATGCAAAATGATGAAGCTTTAAATATTTTAGCTGAATATATTGCAAAAAAGATATATGAAAAGAAACAAGTTAGAAAGGCAGGTGAATAGAGATGGAGATAAAAGATTATTTAAAAGATGAATTAAAAAGATTAAACAGAATGAATGACAAAATAGAAAAAGAAATTAACACAGGTAGAGCAATAAATAATGAGCCTGAACAAATAGTAAATAATGTAAAAGCTATGTGCAAGATAGCTATCACATTAAATGAAATTAGAGATTATTAAAATGTTTGAATTTTAGCAATAGATTCATCAAGGCTAGGACGTTGAATATCTAAGCAACCTAAATTTTGATAAATAGTAGCATATAAAGAAGCAACTTGTATACCAAGCTCTTTATTATATTTTACATTATCATCATATGAATCAGCATGTGTAGTTTGTCTTAAATTAGGTATTCTTGCAAGTGTAAGTTGCAGAGCAATTTCTTCTTTGGTCATAATATCACCACCTTTCTGTGGTGTTCAGGCTCAAAGTGATTATAACAATACAAAAATGAAAAAGTTGTCGAAAACTGTCGAATAAAATAAAAATTTGAAAGGAGTGATACAAATGAATGAATTAAAAATAATAATAGGAAATACAATGATAATAAGTTTTACAGCATTAATAGCAGTAGAAATCATACACGAAATTGCAACGAGAATAAAAAATAAGCAAAAAATGAAACGTAATCAACAAATTATACGTACAAGCTTAAAAATATTAAAAAGTGTGTATTAGAAAGGAAGTGAAAAAGAATGGCTAAGATACTAAAACGAAAAAAAGGAAAGAAAACAGAACATTTAATAGCAGTAAGCGAAGAGTCTATAACAAATTATTTTGAAATGTTAGATGTAAACAAAAGACTTAAATATAATGCTTTTACAGTAGAGCAATATAACAGAGCATTAAAGTTTGAAGAAACAGTTTATAGCATATTAAAAGAACTAGCAGTGCCTGAGAAACAATACTAGTTCAATCAAAAATACTTAAATTAATGCATTCTCTGTAATTATATTAACATAATTTACAGAGAAATGCAAGAAAGAGAGAAAAAAAGTGGAAGAAAAAGAAGATTTAAAGTACGAAATTATACAATTATATATATGTCTTGAACATCTAAAAAACGCAAAAAACAGCTTAAAAGATACAGGAGAATATACAGACAAAGCATACGAGGAAATACATAATTTAATTGAAAAAATAAACGTTTTTAGAATGAATAAAGAAATTGAATTGATTGAATTGGAGGAAATGGATTGATGGAAGAATGTAAAAAAGTTACTGATTTGACTAACAAAGAACTAGTACAAGAACTTAAACTAATAGACGAAAAAATAAAGAATGAATACAAAATAATAAGTACATACAGAAGTAAAAATCAAGAAATACAAGAAGAAATTTTAAAAAGATTCAAGGGAGGAAATTAATATGTTAGCAAAAAAAGCGACATTAGATGATGTTAATTTAAAAATAATGATATGGGGAGAATCTGGAAGTGGAAAAAGTAGATTTTCATTATCTGCTCCATCTCCACTAGTAATAGATTTAGAAGGAAGTACAAGACTATATGCAGATGAATTTGATTTTTATAAAGCAGAAGTAGATAAGACAAATCCGTTAGCAAGCAATCCAGCAACGTTAACAGTAAATTTAATAAAAGAAATACTAGAAGGACAATATCCTGATAGAAAAACATTAATAATTGATCCTTTAACAGATTTACTTGATTGTATTGAAGATGTAAGTGCAAAAAAATATGAAGAAATGATAGGCAAAAAAGTAGGGGAATTAAATGCAGTACAAAAAACAAAATGGTATGCATATCGAAGAGAAATGGCGAGAACTGTATTAAATCAACTTAAAGATGTACCAATGAATTTGATTTTAGTAGCAAGAGCAAAGAATTTATGGGACCAAAAAGACGGAAAAATGCAACCAGTTGGACTTACATATGATGCATTAGATATAGTGGAATATCTGATGGACATAGTAATCCAACTAGAAAAAAACGGAGATGAAACAAGAGCAATAGTAAAAAAATCACGATTAGGAAATTTGCCTAAAATATTAGATGTAAAAAACTATGACTCTATAGGACAAGCATTAAAAAGTAGTAAAAAAATAGCAGAAGAAAATAAAGGAGGAAAAGAAAATGAATAAAGTTGAATTAATAGGAAGATTAACAAAAGATGTAGATGTTAGATATACACAATCTAGTAATACACTAGTAGCTAATTTTTCGTTAGCAGTAAATAGAAGATTTGTAAAACAAGGAGAAGAAAGACAAGCTGATTTCATAAATATTATAGCTTGGGGTAAAACTGGTGAATTTTGCAGTAAATACTTTACAAAAGGACAACAAGTTGCAATTGTTGGCAGAATACAAACAAGAAATTGGGAAGATGACCAAAGTCAAAAACATTATGTAACAGAAGTTGTAGCAGAAGAAGTTTATTTTGCAGGAGATAAGAAAAATAGTTCTGAAAGTACAAATACAAGTACTATAGATGATACAGATTATGGAGCATTTGCAGGAGATGATTTACCTTTCTAGGAGGAAATTATGAAAAGTGAATTTGAGAAAATATGTCCAGAAGATTTTGAACAATTTAGAGAAATATCAAGACGCTTTCAGAATGTTCAAATGGAAAATGCAGAAGAATTATTTCAAATTAGTATAGATAGTTGGCTACTTGCTACAAGATGGTCAGAAATTCAATCTAATGCGTGTAAGATAGCACAAGAACATGGAATAACTAAAATGGATTTTCAAAACTGGGCATATCAAAAGTATAGACAGTTACAAGAAATGCATATCACCTGCAGAAGTTGGTTTAGATTAGCAAAAGAAGACGAAAAATTATTAAGAACTATGGAGGGAGTATGATTGTAACAGATTTAAGTAATCATTTTAATCCAGTACCTAAAAATAAAAGAATAGTAAATAAAAAACTATTAAAAGATAAAAAAGGAATATGTCAAATATGTGGTAAAAAAGGAGCAACAGAAAAACATCATAAAAAAAGCAAGGGTTCTGGAGGAAATGATACAGAAGAAAATTTAATAGAAGTATGTAGAATATGTCATACAAAAATTCATACAGGAGAAATAAAGATTTAGAACATCTAAGAGTAAGCAACAAAAAAATTACTCTTTTTTGTTAGAAAGGAGCAAAAGAAAAGTGGCTAGAAAGAGAATGTTTGATAATGACATTATAAATCAAGATGAATTTCTAGAACTTCCATCTGAGGCAAAAGCATTATATTTTTTGTTAGGAATGGAAGCAGATGATGAAGGGTTTATAGCTCCAAGAAGAGTATTAAGATTACACAATATAAATAATGACAATTTAAAAATATTAATTGCTAAAGGATATTTAATACCATTTGAAAGTGGAGTAGTTGTTATTACAGATTGGAAAAGAAATAATTATTTAGATAAAAATAAAATAAAATCAACAATTTATGTTGATGAGATGAAATTATTAAATTTTGATGAAGAAAAACAAAGATATGTATTAAATGCAGTAATATCAACGGTTAAACCAAAGTTAAACCAAAGTTTAACAGAAGTTAAACAAAAGTTAACGCAGTATAGAGTAGTAGAGAATAGAGTAGATAAGAATAGTATAGATGAGAGTAGTAGTAGTGTAAGTGGAAATCTATACGATTCAAATGTCGAAGAAATACAGCGTGTAATGATTGAAACTATTGGCACTACTAATATTAATAACATTATGGAATGCGTAAATTATTTAGATAAATTGCCAGTGGAATTAATTGAATATGCTTTGAGAAAAACAGCAAGAGTACAGCACCCTAGTTGGCAATATACAATTCCAATTTTGGAAAGCTATATAAAAAAAGGCTTTAAAACTTTAGAAGAAGTAAAAGCAGATGATCTACAACATAAAAGTGGAAGTGTAAAAGCAAATTCAGCAGAGACCGAAGAAGAAAGACTAGTAAGAAAAACAAGAGAATTAGAGGAGGCCTTAAAGAATGACAAATGGTGAATTTATTGAAGCAACTTCTAGATTGGAAAAATATTATGAAAAAGAATTTTCAATAGAACAACAAAGAATAATGTTTGAAGAATTAAGAGAGGTTTCAGTAGAAAAATATAAAAAAGCAATAACATACTGCATAAGAAATAGCAAATTTTTACCTAAAATAGCGGACATATTAAATGCAATAAATGAAGTAAAAACAATAGTGGCAAAAGAAACTACAAGAATAGAGTGTAAAAAATGCAAAGGAGTAGGATATGTACCATATTATCGACAAATAGAAAATGGAGGAAAGACTCTTAAATATTTATATTTTGCAGTATGTGAATGTGGTAACGAAAAAAGATACGACGGAACAACAATTAAAGATGTTGAACATAGAAGTAAGTTTTACATACCGCTAATAAACGAAATAGGATTTAAAGGAGAGTGATAAACAAATGAATACAATAACATTTATGACAAGACATAAGAGTTATAAAGATATGCAAGAGCATTTAAGTGAAAGACATAAACATGTATTAGAAATATTACAAGATAAAGAGATGACAACAAGAGAAATAGCTCAAGAATTATATAAAAGACATTACACTAATACAGAAGATGTAAACAATGCAAGACCACGAATTACAGAATTAGAAAGTTTAGGTTTTGTAACAGCTGATAAAACAAAGAAGTGTAGTGTTACAAATAAAGAGGTAGCAGTATATAGATTAACAACAGAAATTGAGAAAATGGTCAAACAAAATATGAATCATATTCCAAGAATAGATTAGGAGGTAGTTATGCAAGAAAAATGTAGTAAATGTAATAGTGAAGATTTATTTGTAGAAATACAAGGAAATAGAAGAGGACTATTTTGTGGCAAGTGTGGAAAATGGCAAAAATGGATTACAAAGCAAGAATTACAAATAGCTAAGTTTAAAGGATATAAAATTTTAGGAGGTAGTTATGAAAATAAATAAAATAATATGTGACAAATGTCAAAAGGAAATAGATGTAGACAATGAAATAAGACTAGATTTAATGAGAAAAGAGAAAAACTCAAGCGGATATAGTTTAGGATTTAAAAAACAAAAACAAATAGATTTATGTGAAGAATGTTATAAGGAATTGTTTGAGGACTAGCCTATGAAACAAATAGAAAAGAATACACTATGTTATTACTGCCTCGGGTGTAATAAACAAGAAAACGAAGATTATAAGCCAGTATTAAGATGCAAATATTTTGTATCAGGAGTTGAAAACTGGCAAGAGAAACTACGAGAGGAGCTAAAGAAAAGTGAACAAGATAGAAATACCATTTAGGCTTCCAAGTTTAAACCAATACATAAATGAATGCAGAAAAAATAGATATGCAGGAGCAAATATGAAAAGAAATATTGAGAAAGACATAGGCTGGTATATAAACTTATTACCAGTATATGAAAATCCAATAAAAATTCATTTTATATGGGTTGAAGAAAACAAAAGACGTGATTTAGACAATGTATGCTTTGCCAAAAAGTTCATATTAGACAGTATGGTAAAAGCAGGAAAGTTAAAAGATGATAATAGAAACTTTGTAAAAGGTTTTAGAGATGATTTTGAATATGGAAAATCAAGTAAAGTTATTCTAGAAATAGAAGAAATTAAATGAAAGGAACATAAAAGATGATAGAAGTAAACGAATATGTGAGAACTAAAAATGGATACATAATAAGAGTTGATGAAAACACTATTATTTTTAATTTAGGATATAAAGAACAATATGTAGATATGGAGACAACTAAATATGGTTTTACTTGTGAAGAAGAAATAGTAAAACCCAGCAAACAGCTAATAGATTTAATAGAGGCTGGAGATATATTAAAGATAAAAATATCTGAAGAATGGGTAGAAAAACAAGATACTATTAAATTTGTTGTAGTAGGGCAAACATATACAATAACTGAAATAAAAGAATGTTTAGAAAACGGGTTATTTAAAATATTACAAATATTAACAAAAGAACAATATTTAGATAATTCTTATAAAGTAGGAGGAGAAGATGAATAGAAACAATACAATTAAAGGTTTAATAGAAAGTTGTATAGATAGTCGTAATGTAAATATTGAAAAAGCAGAAGATGGAAAAAGAGCATTTAAAGAAAATAATATTTATGTAAAAGTAAAAAGACAGCCTTACAACATTACTTTAATAATACAGGAGATTACAAAAATTTAGTATTAGAAGAAATATTAATTAAAACTTTGTCAGAACAAAAACTTGATGAAAAGGAATTTAAAGAAAATAGAGAGTAAAGGAGTAAATAAGATATGAGTTATGGAAAATCAATAGGAGGTTATTTAGTAGATATAATAAAAGCCGAAAAAATCAAAAGTTGTGATATGTGCATAAAAAAGAAAACTATGGAATGTCCTAATTCTAGCTTGTGCTATAACACAGAAAATAAACTTTATTTTAAAAGCAAATTAGACAGGAGGAGTAATACATAATGAAAGAAAAAACAGCAGATGAGATGTTTAAAGAGTTGGGATATACGAAATTTTATGATAGAGAAAATGTTTGTGTTTTTAATAACATTAAAACAGACCAAGAAATAAGTTTTGATAAAACACATAAATGTATTGAATTGTCTAAAGACACAGGAGAGAGAATTTATAATAATACAATATATGACATATTTATTATGGAAATCAATGAACTACAAGCAATAAATAAGAAATGTCAAGAATTGGGGTGGATTAAGGAGGACTAGAATATGACAAAAGAACAAGAAGAATCAATAGAATATTTTAAGAAACATATAAAATATTTTGTTAGAGAACCTAGGAAATGGAGGAGTGAATAAATATGTTAGTACCAATAGTCGATATGAAAGAATTTGAAAAAGTTGGATTTAAAAAATGTAAAAAGCCTTATGATTGTTGTTATTATCTATGTTTTTCAAGAGGAGTACAATATATATTTTTAAGTCCTGTAATGATAGATATTAACAAATGGGAAGATACAGACCCACGAATACATAAAAAAGCTAATTGTAGATATAGAGATAGGAGAACAGCACAAGATTTTATGTGTGAATTAATATTAAATAAAATGGTAACATGTAATTATTTAGTTGAGAGGAGTGATACATAATGAAAGAAAAAATAAAAAGAATAATAGAAAAAATTAAAGATATATTTAGTTTACATTGCCCTGAATGTGGTGGAAGAATGAAAAGCGAATATTTAGATATGGAAATAGACCACATTGTATATAAGTGTGAAAAGTGTGGAGAGGAGTGGATTTAATGCAATTATTTGAAGATTTAATAAAATGTAAAGACTGTATGAATAATATAAATAACAAGTGTATTTTATATCAAGGAAAAGATACAAAAGAAGAAAATACAGGTTGCTATGTAGGAATAGATAGAAATAATAAACAAAAGATATTAGGAGGTGTTTTAAGTGAAAGAAAATATTAAAGAAGATATAAAAACAGTTGAATACAACATGAAATGTATTAGAAATGTAATGAATAACTTTGAAGATGAATTATGCGAAAATATGCAAACTAAAACAGATGAAGTAAGTAAAATAATAGATAATATTTTATCAGATTATAAAAGAGTATTAAAAGAGAATGAAGAGCTGAAAAATAGATGGGATAAAGATACACATATATTACAAAACGATTTAGATATTGCAAATGCAAAAAATATTGAGAAAGACAAAATAATAGATTTAATGTCAGAACAGTTAATTACACCGATTCATGACAAAAAATGGATTAAAAAATATTACGAAAATAAAGTAAACGGAGGTAACGAGAGATGAAAGATTTAACATGTGCAATAACTACTATAATATGTTTTACAATAGTACTAGTAAGTATAGTAATAGCAATAAATACAAATAAAACAGAAACTGCAAGTACAAAGATAGAAAATTGTGAGCATGATTTTGCAATAACAAGCAAATACGATTTCTGGAGAAGTAGTTACAAAACAATAAGTAAATGCACAAAATGTGGAAAAGTTGTGGAATAGGAAGTGATACAAATGAAATTAGAACATGTATACAACACAGTACAAAAAGCAATGACAGAATTAGAAAGTGTTGATTTAGTAGATGTATCAAAAAGAAAAGAAAGTCAAGTTAAAGTAAATAAAGTATACGACATATTAGACAACTTTAAAGATGAGTTGATAAGAGAAAAAATAAAAAATAGGAGGTACAAATGAGATTAAGCAAAGAAGAGTACAGAGAAGCAGAAGGATGTTTAAAAAGATATAATTATAATTGCATAAACATTATAAATATACGAGCAGACATAATGACAATAGGAGTACCTAACAATGATGGAATGCCAAAAACACCGTATAATATTTCAGACAGTGTGTACAATCAATACATAAAGTTACAAGAAGATGAAGAATTACAAAAAGCGTTAAAGGAATACAAAGCAGTAAGACAAGCTTTAGAATTAGTAGATGTAGATTCAAGATTAATATTTGATAATTATTACGTAAAAAGAAAAACTAGATGGCAAACAATAGATAATTTAAGTTTATCAGAAAGAAGTTTCGTAAGAAAGAAAAGTAATTTAATATATACTGTAGAAAAAGAATTAAAAAAGTTGGCGTGAAATTGGCGTAATTTTCTAAAAATATGTGGTATAATAAGTATAAGTTAAATAAGGTAAACACAAAGGACCAGCAAATAAGCTGGCCTTTAATATTTTTGGGAGATAAAGATGAATCATGATAAATTTATAGAAAAATGTAAAGAACTAGTGAAAGAATATGCAAAAGAACATTTAGATAAGAGCGATGAAATACCAGAGTTTGATGTGTTTGTAGTGTGGAGTTGCAAAACATTGCAAAATAGTAAAGCATTATTAAGCACTACTTTATATGACGGTATGTATTACGAATGTACTTTAAATGGAGATAAAAAAGAAATATATTTTGATGCATATAAAAAATTTGAAAATAAATGTATCAAAGTGGAGGAATAATAATGAATTTTGGAAAAGCAATTGAATTATTAAGAGAAGGAAAAAAACTTCAACGTGAAGGTTGGAACGGTAAAAAACAATACATAGAAATTGCACAGAACATCAGTTATAAAAACACACAAGGCGAAATAGTTAATGCTGAACATGATGCTATAGGAAATAAAGCAATAGCATTTATTGGAACATCAGGTGTGCAATTAGGTTGGTTAGCAAGCCAAGCTGATATGCTTGCAGATGACTGGAAAATTGCAGAATAATTCTAACTAACAATACTAGATATGTATTGCATAGAGTTTATATTTTTGAAAGAGGTGTTTATTATGTCTATACAAGATTTAATACAGAAACATTTAGAAGAAAAGTGTGAGAAGTGTACAGTAAAAGATAAGTGTACAGGTATTACAGTTTCATATTTTAAAAAAGAAACGAAGTGTATTGCTTATGAGTAATAGTTACATAGCAGACAGTATAGTAAATGAATATAAAAGAAAGCAGTATTATGCTAAGAAAAGAAGAGAAAAGTGCAAGAATAAGAAGTGTACTGAGTGTAAGTATATTGATATTTGTACAGTAGGAGACAAAAAAGAAGGTGATTAAATGGCAAACAAAGATAATTTGAAACCAGTTCGAACCAAGGAAGAAGCGAGAGAAAGAGGGAAAAAAGGTGGGATAAAATCTGGTGAAGTTAGAAGAGAAAGAAAGACTTTAAAAGATGAATTATTATTACTATTAGCTACAGGAAATACACAAAATAAAGTAAGTTTAGCACTTATAGAAAAAGCATTAAGTGGAGATACAAAAGCATTTGAGGTAATAAGAGATACAATAGGTGAGAAAGCAGTAGAAAAAGTTGAAAATACAAATATAGAATTAAGTTATGAAGACTATATAAAGAAAGTAGAAGATGCTGATGAGTATTAATACTAAAAAGTATATAGAAGAGTATTTAAAAATAAGGGATAAAAATTCTAAAATTATACCTTTTATTTTAAATACACCACAAATGAAGTTGTACAACAAAATAAAAGAATTAAAACAACAACATAAACCAGTTAGAATAATAATTCTAAAAGCAAGACAAATGGGTTTTAGCACATTAACAGAAGCAATACTATTTAAAGAAGTTGCAACAAGACATAATGTAACGGCAGGAATAATAACACATGAATCAAAAGCAACAAATAATTTATTTACAATGAGTAAGTTATACTATGATAATTTACCAGAACCCATGAAACCAAAAACAGTTGCAAGAAATGCTCAAGAGTTAATATTTAACACAAAAGAAAACACAGGTTTAAATTCTAAAATAAGTTGTATGACGGCAGGAGATGGTGCGGGGCGTTCTGGAACATATAATTTTCTACACTTATCTGAATTAGCTTTCTGGTCTGGTGACAAAAAAGAAGCATATATATCTTTAATGCAAACGGTGCCAAACAATGAAAACTCAATGGTAATAATAGAAAGCACAGCGAATGGCTATGAATTTTATAAAGAATTATGGGATAAAGCAGTTTCAAACGAATCTGATTTTATTCCATTTTTTGTTGGTTGGAATGAATTACAAGAATATCAAATGGCATACACCGATTTTGAACTCACTGACGAGGAAAAAAGATTACAAGAAAGATATGGGGTGACATTAGAGCAATTAGAATGGCGCAGATGGTGTATAAGAAACAACTGTGGTGGCGACATAGAAGTATTCCATCAAGAATATCCGATTAGCCCGGAGGAAGCCTTCTTAAACACCGGAAGTTGTGTATTTGACACACAAATTATACACAACAGAATACAAGAGTTAAAGAAACCTTTAAGAACTGGATATTTTACTTATGATTATGATGATACTTTACCAGCATACGGAGCGAGAAATCCAATAACTGGGCAATTATACATTAAAAATAAAATAAGCAACATAAAATGGGTAGAAGACAAGAAAGGATACATAAAAATATATGAAGTTCCAAACAGCCCAGAGGTAGTAAATTATGCAATAGGTGGGGATACGGCAGGAAATGGAACAGATTATTTTACAGCACATGTCATAAACAGTAAAACATTCAAGCAATGTGCAGTGTTCAAAAAACAACTTGATCCAGATTTATATATCAAACAGATGTATTGCTTAGGAATGTACTATAATAAAGCATTAATTGGAATTGAAAACAACTTTGATAAATATCCGATTAGAGAGTTAAATAGGTTAGGTTATCCAAATCAATATGTTAGAGAAAATGAAGAGAAAATAAGTCATAACACAATGAAGGAGTTTGGATTTAGAACAGATGCAAAAACAAGACCTTCAATAATTTCAAACTTAATACAATTCGTAAGGGATAATTCAGAACTTATAAACGACTTAGATACTCTAAAAGAAATGCTACAGTTTATATATAATGAAAATGGAAGACCAGAAGCACAAGAAGGAGCACACGATGATTTAGTCATGGCACTAGCAATTGCACTAAGAATAGTTGAACAAGTTACATATCATAAAGACACAATTAATGTAATTGAAAGAGACTTTTTTGGACACTATGAAAGAAGCGAAGAAGGAGAGAGGATAACGGTAATATGAGTGATTTCGTAAAAATATTAATATTAATGACTATAAACCAAATTGAGATGATACTAGTTTTGTTAGTATCATTTTTTGTTGGTTTGAAATTAAAAAATAATGAAAGAATTGAAAATCCGGTAACAGCAGTGAAAAACATTGTAAACAAAAAGAAAGAAATAGAACAAGAAAAAAAAGAAGCTAAAAATCTAAATATAATGCTAAACAATATTGATAGATACGATGGTACAACCAGAGGACAACAAGATTTAATAAAATAAATGAGGAGAAAGACGAATGAACGATATTAAAGAGGTTAAAAAGACAGACGAATGGGATTTATATCAAAGAGCAGTCGACTATATGAGTTTATTTAATATATTCGAAGATACAGATAAAAACTATAGATTTTACAATGGCGATCAGTGGCAAGGTTTAAAAATTGAAGGAGTTGAACCGGTACAAATAAACTTTATACAAACAATAGTAGATTACAAAATATCTGTTATTAATCAAAACTTATGGGGAATCGTATATTCAAGTGAAAATTTTGAAAACAAAGAGTTTAAACCTATAGCAGATGAACTTTGTAAATTGTTAAATTTAAGAGCTAATAAAATTTGGGAAAGAACTAAGATGGATTCTATGGTAAGAAATGTGTCACTTGACAGTTGTATAAATGACGAAGGTATTACCTATAGTTATTACGATACATTAACAAAACAAATAAAAAATGAATTGTTAAATAAAGTAGATATTTATTATGGAAACGAAAATTCATCAGATATACAAGAACAACCATATATCATAATTAGGCGAAGAATGCCGGTGATAAACGTAAGAGAATATGCAAAGCAACTTAAAGTATCAGATGAAAAAATAAATTTAATTTATGGAGACAATGATAACATTCATAATGCTGGAGATAATTCAGAATATGAAAAAGAGGAGACTTGTACTGTATTAACCAAGATGTGGAAAGAAGATGGAAAAGTTTATTATTCAGAGGCGACACAATTGGTTCAGATAAGAAAAGAAACCAAAACCGGACTTACAAGGTATCCAGTAGCTCACATGCCGTGGTCTGATAAAAAAGGTTTTTCACGAGGTGAAGGAGTTGTAAGAAACTTAATACCAAACCAAATTGAAACAAACAAAATATTAATGAGAAGAGCAGTAGTAACAAAGAACACTGCTTTCCCTCAAAGAGTGATAAATGTAGACCAAGTACTAAACCCTAACTCAGCAAACGTAGTAGGAGCAACAATTCAAGTGAAAGGAGTAACAGAAGATGTAAACAAAGCATTTACTACTACTTCGCCGGCGCAAATGTCATCAGATGTTCAACTATTGCAAAACGATTTAATTGAATTAACAAGAAACATGCAAAATGCTGGTGATATTTCGACAGGTTCAGTCAATCCAGAAGATGCGTCTGGCAAAGCAATTTTAGCAGTACAGAATGCATCGCAACAAACATTAAACAATCAAGTACAAGCATTAAAAGATTTTATAGAGCAAGTAGCGTTAAATTGGTTAGATTTAATTGTAACATATAGTGAAGATTTAATTCTACAGCAAGAGCAAGAGGACCCAACAACAGGAGAAAAGACATATATAAATGTAAAAATTCCTAATAGTGCACTAAAAAATTTAAAAGCAAGTGTAAAAATAGAAGTGACACCGATGTCAAGCTACGATCAATATGCTCAAGAATTATCACTTGAAAATTTATTACAGCAAGGTTGGTTCGCACCTGACAGAATAGACCAATTAGAAGTATACGTCAATGCTTTACCAGACAAAAGTACAATGCCAAAACAAAGATTGTTAGAGATAATTAAGAAAGTGAAAAATAAGCAATTATATATACAGCAATTACAAGCACAAACACAATTAATTAATCAACAAGTAAATCAGTATATCAATAATCAATCACAAGAATTAGATGACCAAATTGCAAACGGTGGATGGACATCTGAAGAAGAAAAATTACAAGATGCAGACAAACAAGCATATTTAGATGCATTAGCAGAAATGCCAAAAGAAGGTGTTCAAAAATAAGAGCATCTTTTTTTACGGACGTCCAAAACAAGTGATGACATTAAAAGCAACTTAGGTTACAGTCGACGGACTTTAAACGGGAGGAATAAAAATGGAAAATGAAAATGGTGTAGTAGAAACAACTACTAATGAAAATGTTGATACTCGAGCAACAGAACAAAATGAGGTAGTAAATGATAAAAATTCATTTACAGAGGGACAAAAAGCTCAAATGACAAAAATAATTCAAGACAGAGTCAGTAGAGCGAAAAAAGCTGAAGAAAGAAAATATTCAGAGTTAGTCAATGTATTAAGTGCTGGACTAGGAACAAATAACCTTGACGAACTAACACAAAAAGCAAAAGCTTTTTATCAAGAGCAAGGTGTAGAAATACCTAGCAGGCCTTCTTACAGTGAAGATGACGAAAGAATATTAGCAAATGCCGAAGCAAATAACATTATCAATCTTGGATATGATGAGATAGTTAATGAAACAGATGAAATGATGAATCGAGGAGTTGCAGATTTATCGCCTAGAGAAAAATTAGTGTATAAAACATTAGCAGACAAAAGAAAACAAATTGAAAATGAAAAAGCATTAGAATCGATAGGAGTAAAACGCGAAACAATTGAGAGTGATGATTTTAAAAACTTCACTCAAAAATTTAATTCAGATACATCTTTAACAGATATATATGAGATTTATAGCAAATTGCAACCAAAAGATGATGTGCAACCGATGGGAAGCATGAAATCATTATCGAAAGATGATGAAATAAAAGAATATTATAGCCCCGAAGAGTTTGACAAACTTACTAAAGAACAATTAAACAATCCAAAAATTTGGGATGCCGTAATGCAGTCAAGACTTAAATGGTAGGGCAGAAAGAGGTAAAAAATATGAGTTCAAAAGTATTTAAACAAGAATTATGGTCTAAACAAATTCAAAATGAATTAGATGTTCTAACAGGGTTAAGAACACATAGTGACTATTCTTATGATGGAGAAATAAAGAATGGAAATGTATTACATATCACAGGTTCAGTAAAACCAACCGTAGGTGATTATGTACCAGGTACAGACATTACGTTTGAAAAAGTAAACGGTACAGAGATGACATTAGTAATTGACAAGGCAAAATATGCAACACAATTATTTGATGATGTAGATAGAGCACAATCAATCCCAGGCGTTATGGAAAACGCTACTAGAGAAATGGCAAAAGAGTTACACAACAAAGGCGATGAAGCAGTTGCTGATGTAATTAAAGATGCAACAGAAAATGGTGTTAAATATAAAGGCAAGGACGATAAAGAAGCAACTGAAACTATAAAACAAGAAGCTTCAGCAACAGCAGTAACTAAAACAAATGCAAGAGACAGAGTAGAAGAAGGATTAACAGCATTATATGAAAATAATGTAAACCCTAACTCTGATTTATGGGGAGAATTTACACCTAAATATTTCTCTGCGTTAAGAAGAGAGCTAACAGAAACATTAACAAACAACGTTGAATTAGCTAAAACTGGTGCAGTTGGAAAATATAACAATGTAAAGGTATGCGTAGAAAATTTACTACCAACTTCAACAGATTCTACAGCTAGATACAATGTAATTAGAACAGGGAAAGCTGTTGCATTCGCCGGTCAAATAGATAAAGTAGAGGCTGGAAGAGTAGAAAAACAATTCGCTGACTATGTAAAAGCATTATTTGTATTTGGAACAAGAGTTGTAAGACCAAAAGAAATGTACATAATCAAAGAAAAAATTAAAGAATCGACAGAACAAAAACAAAATGGTTAAGTCAAGGGGAAAACCCCTTGGCTTTTTATAAATTGACACTAGAATATTAAATATTTTAGTTTGAGTTTATAAGGAGGAAAAATATGAGAAAAGAACAAGAAAAGATAGAAAGATTTTTAATAGAACCACAATACACACCGCTTTTTGGCATAACAGTAACAGAAGATACTGTTATTGATGATTACACAGACGATAAGAAAGTACATCAAACAATCAAAGATTTAGTTCTAACAACACATATAAAAGACAAAAGAATAAATGAAAGTTATGAAATGCAAGAAGATTCTACTTTGATAATGAAGTTAAGACCAGGAACTAGGCTTTTATGGACACAAACAGAAGGATATATTTTACCACGACAAAAATTAGTAACAAGAGAAGAAATAAGAGAAAATTTAAATTATTTAGACGGAATTGAGGGATTAAGATAATGACCTTAGGAGAATTAAGAAAAAAAGTATATGAAGTAATTGAAGAATTAAATCCAGATTTAACTTCATATACTGACGATAGTGATTATGAAGCTAAGTTCAATACATGTGCAAACATTGTGCAAAATGAACTTGCAAAAATAACAGATAAAGTAACAAGAGAAATAATAGAAGTAACAGAAGGTGAGGAAATTGTTTTAAGTGAAGATTTAGAACGATTTAGATTATTAAAAAAGATAACTGGGGTAGATTTCGATATAGAAGATGAATATGTAACATTTAAAGAAACTGGAATAGCAACGATTTATTATTATCAAAGAAAGAAGCAAATTAAAGAAGATACAGACGATAATTTTAAACTAGATTTTGATGACCAGACACTTGATTGTATGATATATGGAGTAGCTTCAGAAATATTAAAAAATGATGTTTCAAGTAACTATGGAGCATATTTTACATCAAGATATAATGAGTTAAAACAACAACTTGATCCACGTAGTTCGCAAGGAACATTTAAATTTGTAGGAGGAGTAAATGTCTAGTGGCGATTTAGTAACAAGAATGTATTCTGATTTTTTGGGAGTAGATTTTTCAAATAATCATGTTTCAGCATATAGAAGTCCAGATGCAGTAAACATTTGGAAAAATTATAAAGAATTAGGGAAATGTATATCAAGTAGACCAGGATTAAAACTATTTAAACAATTAAATGGAAAAATTTATGGTCTATTTTTATATAAAGTTGCAACAGTTCAACATATGATAATTCATTGTGATACTTCATTATACGATTACAATATGCAAACAGATGATTTAAGAGTAATTAAAAATAATGGAATGAATCCATTTAAAAGTCAGTCATTTATTTATGCATCTATTTTGTATATAAAAGATGGATTACGTTATTATAAATATGACGGTTCACAAGTACAAGAAGTGGTGGGATATATACCAACAACAAGTATATCAAGAACACCAGATGGTGGTGGTAAAGATTATAACGAAGTAAATATGCTAACTCCATATAGAAGAAACTCATTTGTAGGAGATGGAAGTTCAAAAGATTATTACTTGAATGTTGAAAGTTTTGATGCCGGAACTGTATCAGTAACAGTAAATGGTGCAAATGTAAGTGGTTTCACAGAACACCCCGCACTTGGATATATTACATTTAATGAAGCTCCATCAATTCCAGATACAGATGGAGAAGATAATGTAGTTATAACTTTTGCAAGAACTGTAGAAGGATATAGAGATAGAATAGACAAATGTACTCTATTAGAAGTATTTGATAATAGAGTTTTTTTTAGTGGAAATCCAAATTATCCAAATACTGTATGGTATTCAAGTTTGAATAATCCAGCATATTGTAGCGATTTAGATTATTCGGAGGAAGGACTAGATGCAGTACCAATTACTGCTTTAGTATCAGGAGCAGGAAAACTATGGGTGTTTAAAGAGCCTAGCCAATCTAATCAATCTGTATTTTATCACGTACCATCAATTGATAGTGTGGCAGGGAAAGTATATCCGAGTTCTCATTCAAATGTTTCAATTGGTTGTGTTTCAACAGGAGTAAATTTCAATGATGACATATGTATATTTAGTGATTATGGCCTTGAAGGAATAACAGGCAACATAGATAGTGAACAAGTATTAAGTCATAGGTCAAGCATGATAGATTCCAAGATTTTAAATGAAACAAATTACAAGAAACCAATTTTAGCAGAATGGCAAGGTTATTTACTTGTGTTTATAGATAATCATGTATATTTAGCGGATTCAAGACAAGTGTGGAACAATATAAATCATATAGAATATGAGTGGTATTATTGGGAACTTGAAAAGAATGTAACAGCAACATCAGTATTGGGAGATGAGCTCTATATTTGCACGGAAGATGGTGGAATATATACTTTTGACTTTAGTTTAGATGTTAATGCATACTGGACAACCTGTGAAGATTATTTTGATAATCCAGTTTCACAAAAAGTGACAAATAAAAAAGGTTGCATTTTAAACTTAGACGGAGAAAACGTAACAATATCAACGAATTGCGACAATAAATGTTGGGACCGAATAAACGAATATGAAAATACTAAAGGATATATAGTCCCAAAAATTAAAAAGAAAAAATGGAAAACAATTAGATTTAAATTTGAATCTAATAAAAAAATTAAAATATACAATTTTACTGTTCAATGTTTTGTTGGTGGATATGTAAAAAGATAGGAGGAAGTAGATGTCAAGTGTTCAATCGAGATATGATGATATGATTGCTCAACAACGAGATATTGTTGATGGGTATGATGGAAAATTAACAGTGGATCCAAACGATTCTAGGTTAACGTCAGTTGAAGCAGAAAGGCAGAAAGCAATTAGTGAAAACAACAACACATTTAACGATATGATAAATGAGTCAAACAAGTCTTACAATAATATGATTGACAGTACTCAAAAATATTACAACAATATAAACTCAACATTACAGCAGTCATATGAAAAGCAAAAAGAAGCGCAAGATGCGCAAACACAAGCAACAGTAGACCAAATTAATACACAAAAAGAAAGAACAGAAAGAGATTATCAAAAAGAGCAAAGAGGAGCATATACAGATTATCAAAATCAAGTAAATCCATATGGAGTACAAGCAGAACAAATGGCTTCTAATGGATTAAGTAATTCAGGATATTCAGAAAGCTCTAGAGTGTCAATGTATAATTCATATCAGAACAGAGTTGCAACAGCGAGACAGTCACTGCAAGATGCATTAGTAGACTATAACGCTCAAATTGTTAGTGCTAAAAATGCAAACAATACAGCATTAGCAGAACTTTGGAGTAATGTTTATTTAAAGATAGCAGAAAATGCTCTTGCAGGTTTTCAATATAAAAATCAACTAGAACAGAATAAGCTAACTACAGTTCAATCTTTAACACAAAATAGAATGAATAATGAAAATACATTACAATCAAGATATGATACAAGATATCAAAATATGTTAAATCAAATTAATCAAGAGATTTCTAATAAACAAAATCAATATAATACAGCACTTTCTATCTTACAGAGTGATAAGAAAATGCAAGAAGATACAAGACAATTTAACGAAAACATGGCATATCAGAGAGAAAGAGATAGAATAAAAGATGCGCAATGGCAAAAAGAATACAACTTGAGCCTACAAAAATATAGAGCTTCATTAAGTAACTCAAAAGCAAGAACAGTTTCAGATTCAAAGACTGTGTCAGACACGCTTAAAAAAGCAATGGAGAATAAAGATGTTCCTGCGTATATTCAAGGAGCTAATATAGCAACAGCATTTTCTAAATATTTTGGGTAAGAGGAGATAAAAAATGGCAAATTCAGAATTTAATGGATTATCTGAAGAAGAAAGAAAAAGATTATTTCAAAAGTTTTTAAATGAAAATCGATACAATACATACAATAAAGATAATAATAATTTATTACCAACTATGGATAAAGCACAAACTGAAAATAAAGTTCAAAAAGAAAACAATACACAACAAGACAATAGAGACATTTGGAAAAAGTACAACTCAACTGGAAACATGCAAAGTCAGGGAATATTACCAACAGCACAAAAAAATAATTCGGTATTTCAAGATATAGTTGGAGTAGTAAAAAATGTCATAGCAGGAGCAAGTTCTGGAATAAAACAAATAGGAAACTATATAGAGAATGCTAATGAACAAAATGTGCCTAACTATAAAGACACAAAAGCAAACCAATTCTTAACTAGTAAAAAGGTAGATGAATTGGATAAAGCAACATTAAAGTCTCAAGACGAATTTAAGAATAATGTATTATTAAAAGATAGCGCAAAGACAAGCGAAGACGATAGAATAGAAGCTAATTTAGTAAAAAAGGTAATACAAGACTCTATACAAGAAGATAATAAAAAAATAGAGATAGAGCAAGAGAAAATGAGTAATGGTGTAACGAAAAAATTAGGAGAATTAGCACCTAGCATTGGACAAATGGGCACTGGTATGGTTGCTAATGTAGTTAATCCAGCTCTAGGTGCTAGTTACTTCTTTACAAGTGCTGGTGGCGGTTATATAGATGAAGCAAAGCAAAGAGGAATGACAGATAAGCAAGCTTTTCAATTTGGAACGATAATGGGTGGAATGGAGTCAGCTACAGAACTAGTTGGATTAGAAAATTTTAAAAAAGCAGGGATAGGACTTAAATCGTTAATAGCTGGAGGTAAAAGTGCAGGGAAAGAAGTTGCTAAGACTTCATTAAAAACCGTTTTAAAAAATTACGGAATTGGTGTAGCGGATAACTTTATTCAAGAAGCACTAATTGACCCAATTCAAGAAGTTGTTGCATCACAGATTGGTGGAAAGGATAAAGCTAATTGGGAGAACATGCCACAACAAATGCTACAAGATGGTATAAATGGAGCATTAGTTGCGATGATAACTGGTGGAATAGGATTAGGAATCAAATCTTGCACAAGTGTTGCTGAAAAGATAAATAGCGGAAAAAAAGTCAGTCAATCAGAGTACAAGCAAGCAATTACAGATGCTCAAAAAGGCGGGGTAAACCTGGAAGACTGCTTTAAAACTGGAACAAATCAATCAGTTTACAAAAATACAATATTAAACAATCTAAACACATCAAATTTATCAGATAAAACCAAGACTGAATTGCAACAATATTTAAAAGAAAACCAAATAACAGAAGAACAATATAATCAAATTAATGAAACGTTGCAACAAGAGAAAATGTCCAAAGAGGAACAAAGTAGTGTAAGTGACAACGAAATGAAATATCAATACATAAAAAGTGATAATGCAAAAGTTAACCAATTAAGACAAGACGTTGTAAACAATAATTGGGACAACAGTAAAGAAACTAATAACTTCGTAAATTTTTTAGAAAAAATTGTTACTGATAAAGATGTAGAAATAAGACTTGATGCTAATTTAAAAGATAATGAAGGGAATGTAGCAAATGGTTCATATAAAGATGGAGTGATTACTATAAATCCTAATTCAGATAGGTCAGGTGAATTTTTAGCAGTACATGAATTAACACATGCTATTGGGACAGATGAAATGCGCAATATGATTCAAAAATATAGAGAAAGCAATTCAGAATTTAATAATGCAGTAGAAAAACTATTAGGAACATACAAAGCATCAGAACTAAACGATGAAGCACTTGCGGATATTTCAGGACAACTATTTAGCAGTCAAGATTTTATAAACAATGTGTCAAATACTAATCCATCATTCTTTAGAAAAATTTACAATGAAATTAAATATTTGTGGCATCAGTTTAGAGGATATAAAAATCAAAACCAATTCGTGGACGATTTATATTACAAATGGACCGAGGCTTACAATAGTAATAATAAATTAAATGATACAACTAATTATCATATTAGTGAGAATTTTTCAGATGAAATAGATAAAGCATTAAAAAATGAATTACCATCAAATACGCAAGTTAAAGCAAGAGATTTTACACCTAAAATATTGGTTGATAGTGGGGTTCAAGATTTACCAATGTTGATCACACAAAAACACATAAAAAGCACGATATATACACAACAAGAAGCACAGGCGCTAGGACTTCAAACTAAGAATGTGAATTATCATGGATTAGGAAAAGAATTGTTAATTAAAGCAATTGATAATCTAGATAGTCCACAAGCTATATATAAAACAAGTGAAAATAATTATTTAGTAGTTACAGAATTTAAAGATAATAATGAAAAAGAGATAATAGTTCCAATACAAATAAATGGCAATGGAAGATATAATGATGTATTTATAGACGAGAACCAAATAAAAAGTGTATATGGAAGAAACAATCTTGATAATTATATAAACAAAAACAATTTTGAACAAATATACAAAAAAAACAAAGAGTTAGATTTCAATGAAGGAATACAATATTCCAACGTTGCTAACTCTTCTATTGAGAATAGTATAGCATCTCAAGATGAAGATGTCAATACTACTACTAAATATTCTAAACAAGAATCTGAAAATAATTCAGATTCTTTTAATTTACTTAAAAGCACGAAAGATGATAGAAAAAAAATATCAGTTCACATTAGTGATGAGAAAGCAGTATATAAAGATAAAAATGGAAATGAAAACAATATCTATTTTAGATTTGACAACGAAAATGGTTTTAAAGGCAAGGAACATAACAGTGGTATAGCTGGTTGGGAAGACTTGGTGTTAGATGAAATAAATAACAACTTAGAAATTGGTGATTCAAGCGAAGGAATAGATGATACAAATAGTTTACTAGAACAATACGGGGTAACGCAAAAAGAATATGATAATATGAGTAACGCAGAGCAATTTAAAATAAATCAAGAAATTGGAATTGATAAAGGATACGTTACGAGAGGAGCATCTGCCTTTGAATTAGCACAAGACGACATAAATTTTTTAAAAGATTATCTCAAAGATCATCCACTTGCTGACTATGATGAAGTTAATTTTTTCACAGGAGAGGAAAATGGATACGGAGCTGATGGAGAATATGTGATAATTCCAGATGAGAATCTGTTAAAAGTGTCGTCGAATAAAATAGAAAAAATTATAGATGACATAGAAGAAAAATATGAAGATATGAGTGAAGATGAAAAAAGTGCAATTTTTGTAAATGAGATTGTAAAAATTATGAATGGAGATGTGAAGTATTCTAAAGAAAACTCAACATGGAGAGAATATTTGGAATCGCACTTTAAATCTACTGGAACCAAAACAGATATGAGAAAATTACCAATAGACAGCAGGATCATAGAAAACAGAAAACAAGAAATATTAAGCAAAGCACAAAAAATTGAAAAAATAAATCCTGACTTTGAAGGATTAACAGATGAAATTAAAAATAGTTATTTAGGAGAAGACTTTGATTATAATACATATAAACAAATGAATAATTATTTGGATACTTTACAACCTGTAAAGAAAGAAAATAATCAAGTAGTGCAAATACTTCCAACAAATAAAGTAGAAAGAATATACGAAAATACACCAGGAGAAGAAGTTAACTATACTGAAATGGAAAGACCAAACGGAAAAATAAGAAAACATTATAGAAGTATTATAGAAAGTTCAAATACAACAGCAGAAGCGAAAAAAATAGCAAAAGAATTAATGGGAATGGATACATATATACCAACATCTAATAAATCACTAATCGAACAAGCAGATAGAAATATCGAAACAAACGGTGCCGAACAGTCATTAATAACTCTTACAACCAATGTTAATAATAATGAAAAAATTAAAGCAGTAGACATAGCTACTGGAGAAAGATTAATAGAGTATTTTTCAAAGATAGGTGATAAAGAAAAACTTCAAGAAGCAATTCAAACAACAGCTATGGCAGGAACAGAGTCAGGACGAGCAGTACAAGCAATGTCAATGATAAATCATCAAACACCTCAAGGTCAAGTTGTATGGATACAACGTTCAATAGATAAGGTAAATAAGAGGTTAGCAAAAGAAAGAAAAAATGGTGCTCAATTTGATTTTACTCCAGAGATGCAACAAAAAATACTCAACTCTACAAAAGAAAATTTGCAAGATAATATCAACCAAGTATATGAAGAATTGGGTAAACAAGTCCCTAAGAGTCGCATAGAGAGGTTAAACGAATGGAGATATTTTTCAATGCTAGCCAACCCAAGAACACATATTCGAAACATAGTAGGTAACTTGGTAATGGGGAAAGTGCAAGATACAAAGAATAAAATAGCTGGTGGATTAGAAAGTGTTTTTTTAAAAGGTTCAGATGAAAGAACGCATACAATAAAAAAAGCAAGCAAAGAAGTAAGGCAGTTTGCCAAAAACGATATAAAAAATGTAGCATCAGAGCTCGGATTAAACGACAATAAATATAATCCACAATCAAGATTGCAGAATGCGCAACGTACTTTTAAAAGCAATGTATTAGAAAACACATTAGGAAAAGCATTTGATTTTAACAGTAAATTGTTAGAAGCGGAAGATGGAATAGGATTAAAGTCAGCATATATAAAAGCATTAGCAGAATATATAACAGCTAATAAGCTGGATATAAATAATATAAGTGATAAAGATTTACAAAAAGCCAGAAATCACGCAATTAAACAAGCACAAGAAGCAACATTTCATCAAGAATGTCAATTAGCTTCAATGATTAATACATTGGAGAACAAAAATAAAGTTACTCAAGTGTTAGTAGGCGGCTTAATACCATTTAAGAAAACTCCAATAAATGTAGCAATATCAGGAGCTCAATATAGCCCTGTAGGACTAATTGCATCATTGACTAAAGGAACAGCAGATGTAAGAAAAGGCAAAATTAGTGCAAATCAATTTATAGATAATATAAGTAAAGGATTGACTGGTACAGGCATTGCTCTTGTTGGATTTGCCTTAACAGAAGCAGGAATATTAAAAGCAAGTGGTGGAGATGATGGCAAAGATGACTACGAAGAAGCACAAGGTAAACAAGTATATTCAATCCAAATAGGCAGTAATACATATTCACTAGACTGGTTAACTCCTGCCGGTATTCCATTGTTTGTAGGTTCTGAATTGTCTCAATTGTTTAAAGTTGATAAAGAAAGTGGAGAAGTCAAAAATCAAAATCAATTTATTAGTTTGTTAGAGAATATTGGTAATGCAACAATGACGGCAATGAATCCAATGAGCGAGATGAGTATGGTTTCTGGTTTAGTAAGCACATTAAAATCATATTCACAGGGCCCAATGCAAGGATTAAGTAATACATTAGTAAATATGGGAAAATCATATGTGAATCAGATGTTCCCTACTGCATTAGGACAAGTATCAAAAACATTAGATGATAAAGAACGTTCTACAACTTCAACTGAAAGTGGTATTCTTTCAAAAGCAGTAGATAGTACTAAAAATCAAATAATTAGTAAAATACCAGGATTAAGACAAATGCTTCCAGTTGCAACAGATATATGGGGGAATGAAAAAAAGCAAAAGGGAAATTATATAGATAATGCAATATTACCATGGACTAAAAAGGAAATAACAACTAATTCAACGGATAAAGCACTTACAGAATTATATGATAAAACTGGAGAAAGTTCAGTATTACCAGATAGCTATATAAACAAAACATTAACATATGATAAACAAAAATATAGATTAACAGACCAAGAATATGCAGAATTAAAGAAAGAATATGGAAAAACATCATATGCCATAGTAAGTGGATTAACAAAATCAAGTGAATTTAATAAGATGTCAGAGGAACAGCAAGTCAAAGCAGTTTCAGAAGCTTATAAATATGCAAAAGCTAAAATAAAATCCACTTATGCAAGTTGGAATGATATAGATACAGAAGATAGTTCTGTGTATAAAAAAGTACAAGATGTTATTAATAATGGTGGAGATGCAAAAGATTACTTCTTATATGTTGGAGCTACTGCAGATGCAAAGAAAGAAAAAGAAAAAGTACAAATACTTAAAAACTCAAATATTGGTTCAAAAAAGGCAATTTATGCAAGTACAATTGGCAGTGACGATAAGACATATTCAATATTAAACAATACGGACAAATTTAATATTAATAATTATCTAGATTACAAATTACAAGACTTTAGCAGTGATAAAAAAGATGATGGAACAGTAAAAGGGAAAACAATATCGGGAAGTGGAAAAACTAAGTTTTACAATTATATGGATGATAGCAATTTTACATATGAACAAAAACTACTCCTTACTGGCATGAAATACAAAACAACAAATGCAGAAAGAGAAAATATATTTAATATAATAAATAATTTTGAATTATCAAGCAAAGAAAAATTAAAAATCATGTCTAAAATGCAAGGGTTTAAAGTCTATAATAATGGACAAGTAAGTTTTTAAGGAGGAACAGATGAACAAACAAGATTGTGTTGGTGTTAATAGTTGGCAAGAAGTTGAAAGAAGACTGCAAGCACAGAGCAAAATAATTGGAACGGGTAATAATACAATAGTAAAAGTAAACAATACACTAAATTCATTTCTAAATGCACTAGTGCTTAATTTGAAAGATATTATAGAAGATCAGAGTGAAATTTCGCTCTGGTTTTATGATATCGACGAACCAACTACAATGACAGAACCTTATATAAGTTGGACAAATCCAAATGATCATATAGGGGATTTCATGTATTCAAGAACAAAAGGAATTGTGTATCAATATACTTCTACGGGTTGGATAAAAAATACAGATGCGACATTATTAAAAGCAATGGCATTAACAGATTCAGAGTTAGCAAGCAACGTACACGAAAGAAAGGTATTTACAACACAACCTACTCCACCATACAACAGTGGAGATTGGTGGATAAAATCAGATGGGTCATTATTTATTTGTCAAATAGGAAGAACAGATAAATACAATGAAAATGATTTTATATCAAGTGTAAATTATGCAGGAGCAATAGCAGAAAAGACAGGTAATGTATTAGAAGTTCTAAAAGGAACTGTAATAACAACAACAGATAGTGCAGTAATTTATTTAGATAAAGCAACAGGTACAACATCACAAATAAGTGGTGATTCAATTAGAACAGGAATTATACAATCAAACAACTATGTTAGCAACCAAGTTGGAATGGCTTTAAATCTAAATCAAGGAACAATAGATACAAAAAACTTTAAAGTTGATAGCTCAGGTAATGTAAATCTCTATAATGGTGCAACAGTTATAACTGATAAGGGATTAATGACAAATTTACAATTTGTTGGAGTAAACTTAAATTATAACTTAAATGGATTATTCGGAAATTATTGGGATGGAAACAATTCTTTATTAAGTTATTGGATAATAATAAACGCAAATATTCCGGCAAATTTTATAATACAAAAAGCTTATATAAGAATTGTGGAACATCCAGTATATTGGAACAATTTAAGTTCATATGGCTATGTAAAACAACTAGCAATATATAGAATGAAATCTACAGATAAATTAATATCCAATTACCAAACAGAAGATAATATTTTAGATAGTATGAGTACTCAAATAAGCAATGTATTTTCAGGAAACAATGCAACATGGACACCAACTACACCAAGTAATTCTAATTATGGAGCACAGATAAAGGACACTGTAGATTTAAAATCACATATAAACAACAACAATTGCATTTTCTTATTAAAAAGTAAATATTCCACTTCTGTTAGTGCAAGCAATTATGCGCAAATAGAAGCTCAAAACAGTTGCTATGTCAATGCAACACTTAACGTTCTTGGATATATGAATTTTAATTAAAAGAGAAAGGAGTTAACTATGTTAAAAATTGAATCAGACGGAACTATTTCTTTGAATAGAGGAGACACAGGTACTATTACAGTGACTGCAAATAATGAGGAATACGAATTTCAACCAGGAGATGTAATATTGTTAAGAATATTTGAAAAAAAGGGGTACACTAAAGAACCACTACTAGAAAAGACTTTAACAATATCAAATATCACAACAGAAGCAGACATATTTCTTGTTGAAGAAGATACAATGTTTTGTCCAGAAAATAATAAAGCAACGACATATTGGTATTCAATTTCATTAAATGAAGATGTTATTCTAGGTTATGACGAAGATGGAGCAAAACAATTTATTGTCTATCCTGCAAAAGTGAGAGGAGATGATAATAATGGATAAAATAGATATATCAATTGCAACTAAAAATAAAATTGCAGGTAAAGTTTCAACAAAGAAGAAAATCGATGCAAATATTTACCCTAGAGGTCCGAAAGGCGAGCAAGGACTGCAAGGATTAAAAGGTGAAAAAGGCGATGACGGAAACGGTATTGTAAATATAAAAAAAGCAAAAACGGAAGGGTTGATTGATACATATACAATACTCTTTTCAAATGGTTCAACTTTTGACTTTACTGTAACTAATGCAAATACAGAAGACATTTATAGTAAAGAAGAAATAGAAGAATTGCTAAATAAAAAAGTAAACATATTAGATATTGTTAATGAACTAACTTCAGATGATGCGAATAAAATATTGAGTGCTAAACAAGGAAAGATATTAAAAGAGCTTATTGACTCATGTTATACATCTACTGAAACTGACAATTTATTAAAAAGCAAAGCAAATAAAGAAGAATTAAATCAGCTTCAATCTAACATCGAAACTGCAATGGAGGGGAAAGTGACAAATTCAGCTTCAGAAAATTTTGCAGGAAAATGGAATGGATATATGCAAGATATTGCTACTGAAAACACATCAGACACGTGGCTTTTAGTTGCAAATAAGGGCAAAGTACAGCATAGAGCAATAGCTAATATTATAAATTCTTTTGCATTGCCAAATCTAGGAAGTGTAGCAAATGTTTTAGATACAACAATTACAAAAGGTTTTGGAACTTATAGTGCTAATACGTCAAACATTCCGAGCGGTTTCTTTCAATATGGATCTGTACTATTTCTTCCGACCGCAAGCAGTTCGCCTAATGGACATATTGTAATGTTATTTGGAAATAACGAAAGTGCAAATGGAAGAATTGCAATCGCATATTATGTCAATGGGGAATTTACTGGTTGGAACTATATTAAAACTCGTAACAATATAACAACAGGAACTGAAATAGCAACAAACGAGTACTTAGACAACAAACAAATTTATCAAAAGACAATAAAGATAACAAGTTTAAATTCGAACTGTACATATACACACGGAATCAGTAACTTTGGTGAATTGATTGATATTCGAGGTACAGGCTATTGGTCTGGACAAGGCTGGCAACCGATTCAACGTGTTGTGACAGACAATATCGGACCATATCGGACTTGGACTTGGTGATGTCAACAATACTAAGTTCATGCTTCAAGTCGGTAGCAGTTACAGCGGTTTTCAAAAAGCATATATAACTCTAAAGTATACAAAGAAGTAGAAGTGAAAAAGAAGAAAGAATAGCAACAGCAGTGGCTGTGGAAAGTGAGAAAATGAAAATGGAAAAATTATTTAATGATGTAAGTATTGCGATTGGATTAATTGGAGGATTAATTGTAAGCTTTTTAGGAGGATGGGATGGACTAGCAATAACACTAGTATCTTTTATTGTATTAGATTGGATAACAGGACTATTAAAAGCGATATACAATAAAGAGCTAAGTTCATATAAAGGTTTTAAAGGAATAATAAAGAAAGTA